CGGACTAGTAGAAATATTATCTTTGGCAGAAAGCAAAGATATACTTGAAGAACACTTCAAAGATTTTCTTGACCAAATATACAAATAACTCTTGACTTTATTCCTTAAATCCTCTATAATATATAGAAATAAGTGAGGAAACTATGCGCGAATTTTTAGAACACGCCGCTAAAAAATACTATGATGGTGAGCCAATTATATCAGATGAACAATTTGATGTACTTGCAGACGTATACAAATTCAATGATGTAGGCCATAAGATAACTGATGGTATTCCTCATATCTATCGTATGTATTCTTTACAGAAGTTTTTTAATTTAGATGATGCTCCTGATGGAAAAGAATACATAGTTAGTCCAAAACTCGATGGAGCAGCAGTATCTCTTGTTTATATAAAAGGAGAACTACAGCTCGCTCTAACTCGCGGCGATGGTATACATGGTAAAGATGTTACAGATAAAATGCAGCATAAAGTACCTCTTCAAATAAAAGGTAAACCTGCAGAAGATGTAATTCAAATTACTGGAGAGCTTGTTGCCCCTAAGAGTATTCCAAATGCTCGTAACTATGCTGCTGGTGCTTTGAATCTTAAAGATCCTAATGAGTTTCTTGAAAGAAATGTAAACTTTGTTGCATATGATATGCAGCCTAGTCATCTTCTTAGATGGACAGGCACTATGGAATATCTTCTTATGCACGGATTTGCAACTGTACAACATATATACGATGATGTATATCCTACAGATGGTCTTGTCTATCGAATGAATGAGAACAAAGAGTTTGATAAACAAGGGTATACTGCCCATCACCCTCGTGGAGCTTTTGCTCTCAAAGAGAAAAAAGACGGTGTAATAACTACACTGATTGATGTAAAGTGGCAAGTAGGCAAGAGCGGGGTTGTAAGCCCTGTAGGAATACTTGAGCCTGTAACTATTGGTGGTGCTGTAGTTCAAAAAGCCACACTACATAATATAGATTACATCAGATCATTAAATCTTGAAATCGGATGCAAAGTGGAGGTAATTCGTAGTGGTGAAATTATACCTCGAATTTTGCGACGTGTTGACGAAAAATAATTCTTGACAACGAACTTAAATTTTTATATAATATCTTTTCAATTTCAAAGGAGACCTTTTTGTGCAGACGATTACCGCGCCTAGTACTTGCCCAAGTTGTGGGTACAAGCTCGAACTATCGTTCCCTCTTTTGTATTGCCGTAGCTCATCTTGTGGGGACCAATCATCAAAGAAGATTGAACATTTTGCCAAGACTCTTAAAATCAAGGGTCTAGGCCCTGCTGCAATTACATCTTTGGCATTGGAATCTATAAATGACATCTATGCAATCTCAGAGTACGAAATAGTTAATCTACTGGGATCACAAAAGCTCGGAGAGAAATTGTTTACAGAAATAGAAAACTCAATAAAAGCACCATTAAATATATTACTGGCAGCTTTCAGTATTCGCCTCATAGGTAAGACAGCCTCAGAGAAACTATCTGCAGTATGCGAATCAATACATGATATAAATGAAGATAGTTGTGCAAAAGCAGGTCTTGGTCCAAAAGCTACTGAAAGTTTGTTGGGTTGGATTGAAGAAGAATACCCTCTTCTCGAACTTCCACACAGCTTTGCCTTTGAGAGTCCTAAAGTAAGGACTGGAGGAGTTGTTTGTATTAGTGGTAAGTTGAAGAGTTTTAAAACGAAGGCTCAGGCAACCGAAGCATTAGAACAGCATGGCTACACAGTTAAAAGTAGTGTCACGAAAGACGTAACAATACTGGTTAATGAAAGCGGAGTCGAGTCCCAGAAAACAACCAAAGCCAGAGAATCTGGCGTAACAATAGTCGAAAATTTATTAGACTTTTTAGGAGAAACGAATGGCATTGCCTAAGTGGACAGACGAGCGAACCGATGAGCTTGTCAATTTTGTCGGTGATGAATCACCTATCTCTCAAGCTACAGTTGCAGAAGCAGCAGACCAGCTTGAGACTTCAACTCGCTCAATTTCAAGCAAATTGAGGAAAATGGGCTACGAAGTAGAACTTGCTTCAGCTTCTAGCTCTCGTGCTTTCTCAGAATCACAGGAAGCAACTCTTGCAACATTTGTGCAAGACAATAGCGGTGAGTATACTTATGCTCAAATCGCTGAAAACTTTGAAGGCGGAGCTTTCTCTGCCAAGTCAATCCAAGGAAAGATTCTTTCTATGGAATTGACAGATCATGTTAAGCCTGCTCCTAAAGTAGAAGCAGTCCGAACATACTCTGAAGACGAAGAAGCTACATTTATCGAAATGGTAAATGATGGTGCTTTCGTTGAAGCGATTGCTGATGCGCTTGATCGTTCAGTGAACTCAGTACGAGGTAAAGCTCTTAGCCTACTTCGCTCTGGTGACATTGATGCGATTCCGCGTCAAGAGCATACAAAAGGTTCTACCAAAGAAGATCCTTTGGCAGATCTAGGTGATATCTCTGCAATGACTGTTGAAGAAATTGCAGAAGCTATTGGTAAAACTGCCCGTGGCGTTAAAACTATGTTGACTCGTCGAGGTCTTGTTGCGGAAGACTACGATGGTGCTGCAAAGAAAGAAAAAGCTGCAGGCTAAATTAAATTATGAGGTACGGCTCTTTGGTGACAGGGAGCCTCAACCGCACGCTTGGACGCGGCCAGTAAGCGCGTACCCTGCCTCATTTATCTTCGGGGGAAGTGTTGAATATTGCGAGTGCTTTAATTAAGCAGGTGTTGACGCTGCAGGACTTTGAGACCTGGACGTCTGTTCGCAAAGATTATTTACCTAGTGAGTATCATACTATCTTTAGTGTGATAGATAAACACTGTGATAAGTTTCATACACTTCCTACCTTTGAAGATTTAAAATTTGAGGTGCGTGACCCTGCGACAGTAGAAAAGCTGTTCGCTATTGAAAGTGTCGAAGTAGAAGCAGATGCATTTATGCTTCTACAGTATCTCAAGAATGAATATACGCAGAAAGAGATTCTTGACTCTCTTGAAACGTATATTGACAATTCTGTAGCTTTTGAAGATGCAGAAGAGTCAGTTGCACATCTCCATCAGATTGTACTCGACGTTGAAAAGAAAGTCGATTTACAAGAGCCTCAAGAAAGTATGCAACGCATAGCTTTATTTGAAAATGATGAGGAGATTGGTAAGTATCTAGCTCTTGGTCTTAATGCAGACTATGACCGTGAGATTCAGTTCTCTCCGAAAGACTTAGTTCTTATCGGGGGTCGTCGCGGGGCTGGTAAATCACTTACTTGTGCAAACATTGCTCACAGCGTATTTGAGGGTGGAAAGTCGGCTATGTATTTCACTATTGAGATGGATAGCCGATCCATTCTACAAAGAGTCTGTTCTATTGCAACAGGAGTACCTTTCTCACGGTTGCGTACAAAAAATCTAAGTGTTCTCGAATGGGAACTTGTAGCCGAATGGTGGACAAATAGATTTAAGGATAGCCAAGACAAATTGAAAGAATACAAAGAACATCGAGACTTTGAGAAGTTTCATCATAATCTTACAACAACGTGCGAGCTTCTCCCGACTCAGCAGGTTGATGTTATTTATGATCCAGCTTTGACCCTCGCAAAGATCAAAGCAGAAATGGACAAGAAAGTGAAAGCACTCAATGTCGCAGTTGTTCTTGTAGACTATATCAATCAGGTTAAGCGATCCGTTGTACCATCACGCATGGGACAGTATGACTGGACGGAACAAATAGAGGTGAGTAAAGCCCTCAAATCTATGGCACAAGAGTATGAATGTACTGTTGTAACGCCATATCAAACTGACGCAAGTGGTGAAGCGCGTTTTGCAAAAGGTATATTAGATGCCGCAGATGCTGCCTATGCTCTTGAAACTTATGATCAAGAGGATGCAGCAATTACATTTAATTGTACTAAAATGCGTTCCGCCGCTATGCGTTCCTTTACATCTACAGTCAACTGGGAAACTATGAAGATTGGTCCAGAAAGTGCTATGACTCCCTCTGAAAGAGAGCAGTCAGAACACAAGACAGGAGAAGACATAGATGATATCTAGAAGTGAGTTACCTCAACTTAAGGCAGCAGTTCTGCATGAAAAACGTATTCCATATGAATATCTAAGAATTACTCCTGTTAGCATAAAGCCGATCCAAAGTGATCGGCTTC